CTTTCTCAGTGGAAAGCATCCCAAGAGAGTCTAACACAAACATACATGGTTTGCGATCTTCTGTTGCCTTTTTCAAATAAATGTCTACCGCCTTGAGTGCCTTACTGCGGAACTCTTCGACGGTGACCACATTGACAACAACGACACGATTCAGATCTATCCCACGACTTGCGAGGAGTGATTTATTGACAGCTGCCTCAGTATCAAAATACAGACAATATCCGTCAGGATTAGACTCCAGAAAATTCTTAACCACTGCGAGGCTAAAAAAAGTTTTTCCAGTACTAGACTCGCCAGCAATGGCAGTAATCTTATTGCTAGATACGCCGCCAAAAATACTGCCTGAAACAAGTGCGTTAAAAATGTACGAACCTGTGTCAACATACTGTTCTGTGTCGTCGATGTCTGCTGCAAGTTTGGTGTAGTCATCACCAATCTCTTTTACAATGTCCTTCAAAAAATCCATTACAATACAAATCCAAACTGTTCGCGGGCAATTTTCTTATAAGGTCCGCCAGGATTTTCCTCACGGATCTGTTTAATAGTATTCAATTTTTGGTAGAGAGCAGCGTCTCCTCCAAGACGAAGAGCACTCACAATAGTGCTAAGTTCCTTGTCGTTAATAGGCAAATCCATCAGGCAAAAAATAGTTCTAGGTTTACAGTTTTTTCAACGTTCCATCCAATCGCATCCAAGATTGCCTTAAGCGGTTCCACGAAACTCTTCTCAAATTGTAGGTCATAGTCAATGTACTTGTCAAGACCCAATTCGTGCGGAAAATCTTGGATGAACGAAATCACATTCTCTTGAATGATGTTCGGTTTTTTCAGGTAGAGAAACTTGATTTTCTCCCCATTAGCAATAAGTGAATATTTATTAGTCAGTTTCTTATCCTTAATATAATAGTTAAACAAAAGAGCACCACGAGCATGGATAGGTGTTCCTTTGCTGTAAATACTGGAGTGAGAGTGGTATTTACGAACATCAGACACAGTTCGTGGGAAGGCAATCTGCTCTGGGGGCAGTGCCTTAAATTCAACACGACACTTATCAATAAACTCAATGACATCCTCTTCGGTGCCATTCATCATCAACTTCAGACCATCCTTAATCATCTGCCGACAAGGTGCAGGTGTGGATGATTTGACTGCTTCAATACCCATCACCTTGAGTTTAGGTTCAGAATACTGAACACCTTCACTGTTCCACACGTTGAGAATGTATCGCTTCTTCGCAGTCCAGATGCCACGTTCAGCGATGTTCTCACGCTTCATGATCATTTTTTGTTCATATGCCTGAACGTAATTCGCAAGTTCCGAATAAGATCGTTCGATGAATGGTTCCAACTTGTCTTGGCAGACCTTATCCAATAACTCAACAACTTTTGTTTTATTGTCAGACCTATTACTAAGAAATTTATCAACAAGAGGTCCGAGATTAAGATAGATTGAGTCAGTGTCAGATGCGATGACATAATCGACACTTTCTGTTTGGAGCAGTTTATTTAGGTATCCATTCATACGGTTCTCGATCCAACGGATTGACACCTGACCAGAAAGGGTAATCGCCTCCGCATTGGCAAGCTTGTAATACCTGAAATACTGATTCCCAATAGCACCATAAGCACTATTAAGTTGAATCTTACGCGCCATCTGAATGTTGTTACATCTGGCGATCTCTTTTTCCAGTTTTTTGGTAGGAGTTTTCTCATATGCCTGTTTGGCAGCGAGCATCTTCTTCTTATAGATCTTTCGTTCATCGTAGATCAATTCCATCAACTCTGGCAAGAATCCACGAACGTCCTTACGATACATGGCACCATTGGCACATACCGCATTGTCCTTATACATCTCAAAAGTCAGTTCCTCGTTAAGTATCTTATCAACGGTAGCTGATGGATGTCGGGTATCTTGAAGTGTCTCTGGCGAGATATTGTACTGCATAATAAGATGGGGATACAGACTATTGAGGTCAAAACTAACCACCCAATCATACTTTCCCGGAATCGGTTCTTTAACATAAGCACCTGCGTATTTGGAATCTTTATCCGAACGCTCCTTAGGAGGAATAACAATATTCCTCTTCTTTAGATAGTTATAAATGATCGTATCCCACATACGAACTTGATAGAACACATCGGCATAATTAACCTTTGCGTCATATGCCATCGTAATAGCAAGTTCAATGAGTTTCATCTTGTCTTCCAAACGGTCAACAAGTTCCACGTCAATAATATTGTATTCGACGAACTTCTGCCACCCATGAGTGTAGAAGTCTTTGAATGTATCAAACTCACTGTGGTCCAACTTCTTCTGACCCAGTTCAACACTTGCAATATAGTCCAGACGATAGGACTCTTGGTTTGTATAGGTAAACTTTTTGTAGAGGTTCAGATAGTCAAGTTGGGTGATACCACCCACATCATAAGAGATATGTTTACGTCCTGCAATGTAAATTTCATCTTCAGTAACAAGTCCCCAAGGCGAAAGTCGCTTCATCAACTTCTCACCCAGAACACGCTCAAGGCGACGTGAGAGATATGGAATATCATACAGTTCAATATTCCAACCAGTCAGAACTTCAGGAGTATTGTCCTCGATCATCCACCAGTTGATGAAGTCATTCAGGAGTGCATACTCAGAATCAAACTGACGGTAGATGACATTCTGCTGCTTGTTATTGAATGGTCCTTGACCCCAAGTGCGAATCTGTTTGGTGGTATAGTCTTGAATAGTGATCAGCAGAATCTCTTCCGCCGCTGATTCAACATCAGGGAATCCATTCTCAGACTTAACCTCAATATCAAGGGTAGACAGTTTGATCTTACTGATATCAAACTTGATCTCATCTTCAGAATACATGTCAGAGATATACTGATAGATGTATCCAGTGTTTCCAAAAATCTTGAAGTTCTCTACACCATCATACTTCTTGACAAACTCTCTACACTCACGAACTGTACCTGGTTTTACAGAGTCAACATTGTCTCCAGTGAGTGTTTTATATTTTGTCTTCTTACTCGTAGGCACAAAAAGAGTCGGGTAGAACTTCTCTCTGGTCATGAAATGTTGTCCATTATCATAACCACGAACCAGGAAGTTGTCCCCGACCATTTGAACGTTGGTGTAGAATCGCATTACTCAGTCTTTTCCAGGTATTTTTCAAGTAGATCCTGTTTGGGATCCGCAATAGTAATAATTTTATCAGAACTAATCATGAATGTGTCCTGATCTGTGTCAGTTGACATCCAGGCACACAGGTTATGCTCTGCCCAGATTTCATAAGGTTTAGTCAGTCTACAGTCTGGTTCTCCGACATCGGCACCAACTTCTGTAATCTCACTAATCAACCTTTCACTGTTAGTCAGTAGGATTACTTTGATCGTTTTGTCCATAACTCATTTTCTCCAGATACATTTTAACTACACTCTCGACAGGTTCGACAAGAGTTACAACTTGATTTAGGGGAATCATAATCTCATCTTCATCCGTGAGAAGAATCCAACTGGAAAGAGAAACTTCAATGGCAGCAGTCTCTGCATCATCTTCCACCAACAAAGGAGAGTTGATTACAATCTTCTGAGGTTTCTTAAACAGATATGCTACAGATTTCTCACCATCCATGAGTTCTCTCATATCAGCGATGATTTGATCACCGGTCTGTAGGACCGCAAGTTTGATGCTCATAGTCGTTGTTTTCCTCCAATCATTATACCAATAAAAAAGAGGGGCGTCAACTGGATTGTGCCAGTTGCCCCTCTGCGGCGACGATATTCAGTTTTATTTATGGAGTTGTTAGAAAAATTTCTGCTGTGGGGGGACCATTAGAGTAGTAGACTGCCGATGGTCCAACTGCTAAAAAGAGTCATTGTGGTTCCAATGAAAAGAGTGGCGGCTGTCAGATTCATAAGTCGTCCTCCTAATTGTACATAACTATCTATATTATACTGTATCACTATGATACATTTCTGTATCAACTGCAGCAAAAATTTGTCAGGATTTAAAACCAATCCTTTCTTTTGTGATGATCTGGAACAATTTTACCAAGTGTGATACTCAGTAACCCATCCTCAAATACAACTGATCTAATTTCCGTTTCATCTGAGAGGGTCCAAGATCTGGTGAAAGATCTCTGAGCCACTCCTCTGTGGACGTAAGTTGTATCGGTTTCTTTATCCTCTTTTTGTCCTTCGACAAAGAGTTTACCGTCTTGTGTGTAGACATTGACTTCCTTTTTCCTAAATCCTGCGAGTGCTAACTCAAGCCTGGATTCTACGTTGCTAACTTGAATTAGATTGTATGGTGGATAATTAGTTGTCGTCTCATGCAGCGTCCCAAGACGATCAAAGTAATCTTCCATTCCAATACTGTACTTATTTATACGTTCTATCAGTGCTGGCAAATCGGCACTATGAAACTTCATGAGGTTAGTCATTTTACTTCTCCTTAAAAAGCGAGATTAGATTGTGTGGACCCCGAAGGCATCCACACATATTTATAGCACACTTTCAAAAATCAGGAGTTCGGTTTACCCTCTTATTTTTTCTTTCTAAGAAATGCAGGTCTATCAGGTCTTTTTGGTTTTTCAAAGAATCTGTTAACTGACTTTCTATTCTCCATCCTAATCTTAGAAACGGTTCTATCTTTAGGTTCATAATAATTCATAACATGATCAACCCTTGCAAGATTTCCAATAGATGATAAATCTCCAGGATCTTTTTTATAAGTCTCTGGATCTGTAAGATCTATAGATCTCTTAGTTGCATCCTTCAATTTATCAAACAACCTTTCATTCTCTGGGAACTGCTTATCAAGATAATCACCAGATGCTTTAAGCATTTGGTCCATGTTCCAGTTTAATTCTGCAAGTCTTGGATCATGTTTTGGATATCTTGACTTGGCATAAATGAGTTCTTCTGGATGATCAGCAATAAACTTATTAAGTCTAGCAATGGTTTGCATCATCATAAGAATTTCAGAATCTTTTAACTTATGATTCCTCAATAAATCTTTCTTTGTGAGTTTGATTGCAGGACTTTTCTCTACAGGTTTAGGTGCCAGATTAGAACTAGCACTATACCCATCAATCATCTTTGGTGGTGCTTTTGCGGGATATGCTGGTTTTACTTCTTTAGGATCAAACCATTTTGCCGAGTCTGTTCCGGCATTTGGATTAAACCATCTAGTCTTAGAATCCTTTTCAACATTAGTATGATCGGGAGACTGCCACCCT